CGACTATACATCTAGTTCAACTACGGGTTCACCCGTGTAGTCTGTAGGCATTCCCAGCAGCTTACTGGTTAGCACGCAAATTAGCGTTTTGGGTGATTAAGAACTAGACCCCCTGCCTCACTTATAAGGAGGCACATTTTGGGGATCAGCAGGTGGTGGAGTAATCTGCTGATGTATATAGGAGAAACGAGGAGAAAAGAGATCGTCGTCTGACATGGCGGCTGTATGTTGACTAGCGGCTATATCTTTCGAATTAAAGATCTCAAATTGGAAGCGATTAAATTGCTTCAAGACACTCCTAGCCGGATAACGGAACTTCGAGTCCTCAAGATCGTGGACGAAAGGAATGGATGAGAGCGGGCCTGCCTTGGCAAGCTTTGGCTCTACAAACAACTTCCATCCCGGTTCTACATCTAAGGAACCGAGCTTAAGGACCGGTTTTCCGGCTCTACGAACAAGAGACTGCACAGGATGGGAATCCGTGACCAAGGCAGCAAAATAGCGCTTTGGACACCGACCCTCCTGGAAAGCCTCTTGTAGTTTCCACAAAAGGAATGTCGAAAATCTCCTCTGAAATTTCGTGATGCGTATATGAGGTTGTACCTCGGGATAGACAGGGAAGCCTAGGCCACCCAAATGAATCGGAATGAACATGTTATACTTTCCGCGATCAGTCATCTTCGAAATCTGAAGACGATTGTAATGGAAAAACCGCTTATGCGCACGTAACTTGTCCTGTGCTCCCCCAACAGAAGACTCATAAAGAGTCTGAAGGGGTAGAGCCCGACGCGGATCCGCTAACCGCCCCTTAGACTGGGCAATCAGCAGACCGACATTGAAAAAGTCTAATCTCCGAAGCTCCACATCTTTACCAGGGGAGTAACGATACAATTCCGAGTTGATAGTTAAAAACTCAGGATGAGTATAGTTCTTCCCTAGGGAAAGAGTGAAACCGACTTCACTAACACATCTCTTCCAAATCTCATAATGGCGATCGTTGCTGCGAAAGAGGATGTCGTCTCCGTTAATACCAACAGGTAATAAACGTTGAGGAATGAACCGACCAAAATAGTGGTTCATGGACATCCAGTAGCAACAAAAATTGATAGCACAGAGAAAAGGAAAGGAGACGGGCGAACCCATCAACTGTCCAGTTTTCTGGTCTACAATCAGAAAGCTATCTATGAGCGACGTATGGATTATGGTAAAAGGAATACCCTTCATTTGCGCAAAAGAAACGAGGGGATCGGCTTCATTAAGAATACGATACCAGAGTTTATGCGGCTCCAGGCATTTTCGGACCACAGCGAGATACTGCCTAAGCAGGATCAGTTCGTGGCCCCGTTCCTGGCGACACTGGGTAAGGAGGCTCTGTGCAAGCGAATCAAATGAAAGAAGAGTATACTCAATTTTCAAATTATCCGTAGCTGCAGAGTAATCCCCTGAAACCCAGAATGAGAAAAAGTTCTCCAGGTTGAGTGGTTCTCTAAGAGAATTTGCCCACTCCTGTAACTTCTTTTCTCTGTCAAGAAGGTCCTCCAAAAATCCAACGGATAGCGGCTCTCCAATAATTCGAAATTGTGATTTCGATTGGAGCCACTTCCATGACGTCTTCTGGAAGGGTTTTGCTATATAATATGCAACTGGGTCTCCTGCCGATATTGTGCGGACCTTTAAAGGCTCGGACAAAGGGACAATCTGACAGTTCAAAGGCGCCGGATTAAGGGCGTTCAAAATTAACTGTTTCTTGTCCGCAGGACCTAAGAAGCGTCCTCGAAGCTCTTCGACACCATTCTCTGTTTCCACCATTGATAATAAATCATCATGGCGGGTGAGATGAGTCGAATTGAGCTCGGAAGCTTCACTCCCATCAAGTTGATGAAGTAGATCATCAACTCCAGCCTCTTGTCCTCCTTCATCCCTAGGGAATTCGAAGGCAGCATTTTTAGAGGGTTCGGTGAACTTAAGAATTGAATCCTTAGTTAACCTGGCCCCCTTCCACAGGGAATCTTGAAGAGACTTAAACTGTTCGGCGTATCTCGGATTAACCGGAAGATCTGCACGCGTTAAAGTCGCCAAGTGTTTTTCCTGGGATGCTTTTACAAAGGCTTTGGGAATTAAGTTGCACGCACGTTTCACACCCTGGAGAATAGTGAAAAATAACTTCGCTGTCTTGTCATTAATAGAGACAAGGCGAGAGTGAATCACTTTCCCAACAGAACCACCAAAAACACGATAAGAGGGCAAACCCTCCGGTCGAATCGGTAGTTCCCTCTGCTTCAAAAAGCGAGCAAAGGGGTAAGCTGTGCAATATTTAGCATAACCAACAAAATTTCGTGTCGGCCATTGTGCACACCGCGTAAAGGCATTGAGAGCATCCCTTGCTAAAAATGTCCCAACCCGCTCTGAATAATCTAACAGAGCTTCCAAATACGCATGTACAAAATAAATGGCCGACGTGGACGAAGGATCCAAGAGGTGTAACACCACTCTTGTACCGATATAGTTGAAATTTATCGATTCCTTTTGTCCACTTTTTCCTCCCACAGCTGTTTGGGTTTTTCGATAACGTTGATAAAACAACGTATCCATGTACTTAGAACAGCTGCCCGGGGCGATCAGGGATACTCGAACGGACGTAGTACGCAGTAACAGGAATAAATTCCTAGTTGCGAGGTCATCGTTCAAAACAACGAACCCCTGATCTT